AGCTCTTGATAAGCCCAAAGGCAGAAGCACAGGTGTAATTAAAAGCACTGCTAAGACTACTCCTTACCCTACACCTAACATTAAAAAAATTCCTACGTCTCAAGCAGCAAGTCGTAAGCAAGCTAGCGGTTCTAAGGTTGATGTAAATAAAGGCGGTAGTGTAGTAAGAAAGCGTAATAAGAAATACTAGGAGATACACAATGGGAATCTATCGCGGCGTAGGTGGTACAGGTGATTCTAACACCGATGCTACAGTTACAGAAGTAACACAGAAAGCTGCTGAGGCAAGTGCTTCTGCGACAGCTAGTGCTGACAGTGCCACGGAAGCTGCTACTTCTGCATCACTTTCTAGTACTTCGGCTACTACTTCTAGTAATCAGGCAACTATCTCTACCACTAAAGCACAGGACTCAGCCACCAGTGCAACAGCCAGTGCAGCCTCAGCTTCAGTAGCAGAGGGTTGGGCAACCACAGGTACTGTTGTAACTGTAGCGGGTGCTATTGCTAACGTAAATACTGTAGCAGGCTCTATCGCTAACGTTAACACTGTAGCTACAAACATCGCTGATGTTAATAAGTACGCAGATCAATACCTAGGCTCAATAGCCTCAGACCCAACAACGAGAACAGATGGATCTACGCTACTTGCTGGAGATATGTACTTCAACAGTTCAGTAGATGAGCTAAGAGTCTATTCAGGAACACAATGGAGAGCTGGAACAATACCACCACCTAGCGCAGTGGCTACAATAACTGCACTACTAGCATTACCCTCTGCCGCAGACGAGGAACTCGCTTATGTTAGTGACCCTGTGCGTGGAGGTACATTTATTTATGATTCCGCTCGTAGTTCTGAGAATGACGGTGGTCTAGTGTTTAATGGCTGGGTGCGTCAGTTTCACGGGTTTATTAATTCAAACTGGTACACAAACTATGCTGCCTCTGCAACGGCCTTAGATGGTGTGGAAAGAGTTGATGGTGCGTTGTGGCAGAGTTTATCTGATGAAGAAGGTCAAGGTGCTATATGGAAGTATGGCAAAAATGACCAGCGAGGCTGGAACCCCGTACCTTACAATCCCGTTACTGCCCCATCTGGGTACGCAACTAATGATGTGTCCTATGTGTTCCTCCATGATTTTAAACCTAGATTCGCAAATGGTAATCGAACTGATGGTGCTAACGTATATCTTGGGGGGAGAGCGGGTAGCTTTAGTGCAGCCCCTGATGCTGCCGCTGTAGGTAATTACAATATCCATTGTTCTTACAACACTGCTGTTGGTCATCAAGCAATAAACAACCTCACTACCGCTTATAACTGTACAGCGACAGGGGTAAATGCAGGTAGGTATTTAACCGAGGGCTACGGTAATACATTCAATGGTAGAGATGCAGCACACGCAACAACAATCGGGCATTACAACTGTGCAATGGGGCAGTCTGCTTTATTCAGCAACACTGTAGGGTATGAGAATATCGCCATTGGTGTGACAGCTATGCGAGATGTAGGTGGTAATCAGAATATTGGCATTGGTGTTGATAGTCTGTTTAACGCAGCAACTGGTAATAAAAATATTGGTATTGGTTATCAAGCTGGTTATGGTATTACTTCGGGAAGTAACAATACGATTATTGGACAGACTCCAATAGCTAACTATCCGAATGGCGCACAAAGTGGTTTGTTAGTTATTTCGGCTGGTGCGGTTCCACGTATTCAAGGGGATGCTGCTGGTAAATTAAGTTTATCTGGTGATGTTCCTACCGCAACTCTTGAGTACAGGGGCGTTGATAACACAGTATACAATGGTACAGCGGCTGGTGGGCAAGTGGCTGGCGGCTCTACACTGCTTATGGCTAATGATGGCTCTATTAATAATGGAATCAGTCAACTAGTCCTGCAACCTCGACTAAACAAGCCAGTTTGTCGAATAGTAGCTACGGACGGATTAACATCAACTCTGCGGTTTGTAACAAATGATACTGAAAAGTTATTTATTACTGCCACAGGTGCTGTTCGCCCTACGGCTGATAACTCTCAGCCGTTAGGTGGTGCATCAAACAGATGGTCTACCGTATTTGCTGGAACAGGAACGATAAATACCTCAGATGACCGTGAGAAAACATACTCTGAAATAACCGACACAGAGCAAGCTGTAGCACTTGAGCTTAAACGAAACATGAGAAAGTTTAAGTACAATGACGCAATTGAATTGAAGGGTGATGGGGCGAGGATACACTTCGGTGCGTCTGCACAAACTGTTAAGTCTATATTTGAAAGTCACGGATTAGTTGCAGAAGACTACGCTATCTTGTGCCATGACACATGGGAAGAAGATGGGGTGACTAAAGATATTTACGGTTTACGCTATGAAGAACTCTTGTCATTCATCATTTCAGCGATTTAGGAGAATAAATAATGGCTTTAACAAAATTGGAAGGATTAAATATTATGTCATACGGAGCTAAGTTAGTATCCCCACCAACGAAGGGAAAGAAAAAAAAGGTTAAGAAATAATGTTTTCTCTTGTAATAGCTACTATGCTTTCAGTAAGTTCAGGGCCAGCAATGCCTGTCATAGTAGCTGGTTACACAACTCTGGGAAAATGTAGAGCGGAGTTAGTAGTGGTAGCTAAGGAGTTAGATTATAAATTAGTTACTAGTCCGTTCCTTGGCTACATAGCCCAGAAAGAGACTGAAGAAAAAACTACTCTAGCGTTCTGTGCAAGAAACATTGAGAGTGTGTAGTGAACTCTAGTCCGTTAGAGATATATCCTGTTCACGTAGCTTCTACCCTTACACCTATGGGACAGGGTTTTCTTATTGAACCACCTGTAAACAGGGTTAACGCTGAGTACCTAGTAGTTCAACCATCAAGAGAACCATACGGGATTCCCGTAGAGTACACAAAGAGGTTATGGATATGTTAGCTGAGCTTATGGTTGCCAATGCTGCCTTTGCCGTGATTAAGCAAACGCTGATGAATGGAAAGGATATTGCCTCCGCTGGTAAGGCTGTCGGTGACTACTTTACCGCTGAGAAGGATATACAAATTCAAGCTGCTAATGGTTCAGGTGATAATTTACTAGAAGCATTCCAAGCTAAGAAACAACTAGAGAAACAAGAGGCTGAATTAAAATTCCTATTAAACAAGCAGTCTCTCCTAGGCTACCATGAGTTCCAAGAGTTCAAGGCTCAGTTCAGTAGGGATAGGAAAGAAGCTGAGAAAGAGAAGTTAAGAAAGAAAGCAGCTAGTTCCAAAGCACTTCAGGAAAACTTAAGTATTGCTTTGAAAGTAGCTTCTATTTTACTATTAATTATGGGTGCTTTGTTTGGTGTTGCCCTCTACCTACGAGAATAGACATGACTGATAAATTAACACAGAAAGAGAAAGAAGAGATAGCCGAGCTAGCAGCAGACAAGGCATATGAAAGGTTCTATCTTGCAGTAGGTGAATCAGTCACTAAAAAGATATTATGGATTATAGGTGCAACAGCTTTTGCAGCTTGGCTTTACTTTAAAGAAGGAACATTCTAATGCCTGATAGTAAACTAACTAAGCTAGGTCTTACAGCTTATAACAAACCTAAGCGTACACCTAGTCACCCTAAGAAGTCTCATGTGGTAGTAGCTAAGGAAGGTGGAGTAACCAAGACTATACGTTTTGGTGAGCAGGGTGCGAGTACAGCAGGTAAACCCAAGGCTGGTGAGAGTGATAAGATGAAGGCTAAGAGGAAATCCTTTAAGGCTAGGCATGGTAAGAACATTGCCAAGGGTAAGATGAGTGCAGCTTACTGGGCTGATAAGGCGAAATGGTAAGGGGATTAAGATGAAAGGCGTTAAACATTATTTAAAGAATGGTACAGAGTATAAAGGTAAGACGCATAAGCATACGTCAGGTAAGTTAATGACAGGTGCAAAGCATACTGCGTCTAGTAAAGTCTTAGTGCATAAGAAGAGGTAGGTTATGTTTGGAATGCCGATAGAAGTTATCACATTACTGTTAAGCGTCCTAGGAGGTGCTGTAATGAAGATGTGGGCACAGGCACAGAAGGATAAGGCTGACCAGCAAAAGATGCTCATGCAGCAATTCTCGGCCTCTGAGGATAGTGTAGCAGCAGCAAGGGCGTATGATACTCCTAATGCACAATGGATCAGGAGATTCCTAGTGGTATCCTTTATGGGTATGGCGATGTTTATCCTCATTGCTCCTATCTTAAACCTTCCAACAGTAGTACCAGTAGAAGTAACGAGTGGATTTAAACTTCTATTCTTTGACTTCACTTCAACCGTAACAGAGTGGAGAACATTAGAGGGAATGGTCACTCCTGAATGGTTGCCTCATGCAATTATGTCAGTGGTTGGTATGTATTTTGGTCAATCAATTGTAGCAAGAAAATAAACTTCTTGACTTTTAAACAAAAATATGGTATAATCCTATGAATTACTTAGCAGCAATCAACTCAGTTCTTGTACGTCTACGAGAGCGAACAGTAGAATCTATTAATGAGAATGAATATTCATCTCTTATAGGGACTCTTATCAATGATTCAATTCAAGAAGTAGAACAAGCATGGGACTGGTCTGCCTTACGTAACACTAGCACTGTGACTACCATCAGTGGTATTTTTAGTTATGAACTAACTAATTCTCAGGACAATGTTAAGGTGTTAAGTGTTGTTAATGCAACAAGTCAAAGTGATGTTGATTACCAGACTGCGAATTGGTTTAATGCTAGATACTTAACTCCAGCCCCTGCAACTGGTTCACCTAGTTACTACTCGTTTAATGGCATTGGTGCTGATGGGGATACGATTGTTGATTTATATCCTAAGCCTGATGGTGTTTACGAAGTTAGGTTTAATGTTGTTCAAAGAACATCGGATTTAGAAACAGAGTCCTCTAATATACTTTGTCCGTATCGTCCTGTTGTGCTATTAGCATACGCTAAGGCTGTAGAAGAGAGGGGCGAAGATAATGGACAGACAGGTAACTCTGCATACAGGGCAGCTAACAACTCATTATCTAACGCAATAGCATTAGATGCGTCAAAGCATCCAGAAGAGACTATATGGTATAATGTATGAAACAATTAGTTAGTTCTTCCATAGCAGCCCCAGGATTTTATGGGTTAAACACTCAGGAAAGTAGTGTTACTTTGTCTAGTGGATACGCATTACAAGCGGACAACTGCGTAATAGATTCTGAGGGTAGACTAGGTGCTAGAAAGGGACATGTATATCAGACTACTTCTGGTGGCACCTCTTCTTCTCTCGTAGGAATGCACGACTATGTAGGTTCTACTGGACACCTTGGATATATTACTTGGGGTAATGGTGAAATCTACCGAGGTCTTGGAACACTCACTGCTATATCTACAGGTCATGGTACTGATAATGATTGGCAAGCTGCTTCACTAGGAGGGTTTGTATACTTAGCACAGGCTGGTAAAGCTATGCTTAGAGTAGACTCTAACTTTGCTGTGACTACTCATGCAACAACATCCTCTAACCATCAGTTCTCTTTTGTAACTTCTGCTTATGGTAGGTTGTGGGCTGGCGGTACTGTGACAGACAAGTATACATTGTATGGATCTGATTTACTTACTGGTGCATTTCATGGAGGGTCATTCCTAACCTTAGACCTAAGAAAAGTATGGACTAATGGTGGTGATGAGATTGTCAGTGTTGCTGGATTTAACGGACGCATCATTGTATTCTGTAAACGATGTATTGTAATTCTTGGTGATAATAATAACTCAGATTTAACTATCGCTGCTACTGAGTTAAATGTAGTGGAGGTACTAGAGAATGTTGGTTGTGTGTCTAAGAAGTCTATACAGGTCGTAGGAGATGACATCTACTTTCTAGCTAACTCAGGGTTACGGTCTTTGAATCGTGTCATACAAGAGAAATCTAATCCCTTAGCTGACCTTTCTATAAATATACGTGATGATCTAGTAAAGATTATTAATACATACTCTACTGAGAATGTAACTTCAATCTATTCAGCAGCTAATGCTTTCTACTTATTAATATTTCCTAACTCTAAACTTATTTATTGTTTTGATACTAGAGGAAGACTAGAGAATGGTGGACTACGAGTAACTAAATGGGTTGATACTTCTATACTTAGCGGCCTGTCTGCTTTTGATGGTACTCTTTATCTAGGGTTAGTTGATGGAATAGCTAAGTATAGTGGATTTCAAGACAATGGAACATCTTACTACATGGCCTACAGTACAAACCACTTTGACTTTGATCAGCCTACAGTTAATAAAATATTAAAAACTGTAACTGTAACTATTATAGGTGGAGGTGGTCAGAACTTTGTTGTTAAGGTAGGCACTGATTATACTGAGCAACCTAGATCCTATAATAGAACAATTAAACAAAGTGATGTATCTGAGTACAATGTTGCTGAGTATAACATTGCAGAGTTTACAGGTGGTGGTTTAGCAGATCGTATTAAGGTTGCAGTAGGTGGTCATGGTAGTGTAATTCAATTAGGATTTGAGGCTTACATTAATGGTGATCAATTATCAATTCAAAAGTTTGACGTATATGTTAAACAAGGTAGAACTAGCTAATGAGTAATTATACTAAGTCAACTAACTTTGCTGTGAAGGATGGCCTCAGTGCAGGTGCAGCAGCTAAACGAGTACGAGGTACAGAGATAGACGATGAGTATAATGCTATCGCTGTAGCTGTAGCAACTAAAGCTAACAAAAACAACACAGCATTAACTGGTACACCTACTGCTCCAACAGCTTCGGCAGCTACGAACAGTACACAGATAGCTACTACAGCTTATGCTACTACAGCCATAGCAGCAATACCAGCAGTCACAGCAGCTATAATTAATGGCCACGCTTATCCTGTAGGATCCATATACACATCAGTAGTGGCTACCAATCCTAGCACATTACTTAGTGTTGGTGTATGGTCAGCTATTGGTCAAGGTAGGGTACTTCTAGGTGCTGGTGGTGGGTATACTGCTGGTGCTACTGGAGGTACTGCTACAGAAACATTAACACTTTCTCAGATACCTTCTCACACTCACTACTCAGGATGGAAAACAGGTAGTGGTGCTGGTAGTGGAGGTCAATATGCAACCCTACATGAAGGTTCAGCATCTGTACAAACTGGATCAGCAGGTAGCGGTGCGGCTCACAACAACTTACAACCATATCTCGTAGTATACATGTGGAAGAGGACATCATAATGTTTAGTTTAGTATCGGCAGGGTTAGGACTATTAGGAAGCTACCAAGCACAGCGTAAGCTAGGTGAAGCACAGGACTCTATGCGTGAAGCAGGAGATAGGGCATTTAAAGAAGGGCAGTATAAACCATATGGTGTAACCTCTGGTGCAGGTACTGCTTCTTTTAATGATGGTCAGGCATCCTATTTAATGGATCCTCGCTATCAAGCACAACAGAATCAAATGTTTGGTTTAGGTACTGAGGCTCTTAATAGGGCTGGTGGTAGCTACGATGATCTAGCAAATGATCTGTATAACCGACAACGTAATATAGGTGCTGGTGTTAGGGAAGGTGAAGCACAGCGTCTAGGTGAGAGTATGTTTGGCTCAGGTACTGGCGGCTTACGTGTAAGTGGTGAGGCATTAGGTGCTGGTACTGGAGCAGGTATGTTAAGCCCAGATGGTTATGGGTTTGCTCAAGCCTTTGCACAGCAAGATGCTGTAGATCGTAACAACGCATTTGCTCAAGCACAACAACAAAGGGCTGCTGACCTTACTATGGGTTCAGGTATGTTTAGTCAAGGACAGGCTATGGATGATAATGCTCTTGCTATGATTAGTGCTGGTGGTCAGTTAGGTGCACAGCAATCCGCAGCTAACAATGCAGCTATGGGTAACTACATGAGTGGTTATGGCAAGGCTGCTGACTTTACAGCACGTAGAGGTCAGTCTATAGCTGGTGGTTTAACTGGTCTAGGTGGATCATTAGGTAGTTTTAGTGGTACGGGCAGTCAAATGAATGGTGGGTATGGATCTGGTATGGGTGCTGCTAATTCGGGATATAACAATGGAAGTTTTTCAAGCCGATATGGTACAGGGTATAGAAGAAATGGACGTAACGAATATAACTTTGGGTTGTAAGGAATAAGATTATGGCTAGTGATGTAATGAGTTTATTTGGAATGAATCCTGATCTGATTCAACAGAATCGTGTGCAAGGTGGTGTTGATCAAGCCTCTCGTATGAGTGCTGATTATGCTATTGGTGCTGCTGGTGGACAGATGCTAGGTGCTGGTATTAATTCAGCCTTTGGTTTACAGACACCTGATATGGCACAGGCTGCTAGTGTACAGTCAGGATTAGAAGGAGCAGACTTAAACACTGCTGCTGGTTTACGGAATGCTGCACAACAATTAATGATGAATGGCGACTACGCGCAGGCTATGGCATTACATGCTCAGGCTAGAGATATAGAGGAGGTTGCAACTACTGCAACTAATTTACAACAGGATAGGGCATTAGGTAAGTCTTCTAATGTAATTGTTAAACAGAGTATTCCTAAAGATC